CAAAAGTATTACGTCGTCCAAAATTAGCAGCTACACCTTGAGCAACTGATTGACGTTGCCGTCTTGCCTTCCCTATCCCTAATGGAACATTATCTAATATGATATCCTCAGTTTTAGTAAATGTTTCATTGATCTTCCCTCCTAGTACTCTCCTATAACTTGGTGATGCACTCAATATACGATGTAACCCAACGCCAAGACCAAGAACACCAACAGCAGCACTTGCTGCTATCGTACCATTGATTAACTTCGCCTGTAGTTCTTTCTTTTCTTGTATATCTCCTTTAGATCCCTTAACTACACCAATTCAATCTCACTTTGACTAAGAGCTGATAACCCTGCTATAACATGTTTAGGATACAACCTACTAAGAGATCGCTTTGCTGATTTTAAAGATGCAAATCCAGTTACATAAGGACCATCTAATAACTCATCACCAACATCAAATCTAGCTCGGTATAATTTATAAGCTTTAGTACGATGCGGCCCAAAAACCATTCTAGGTGCATTCTTACTACTGTCTACCCTCTGACCATCTGGTTCAATTAAATAACCCAACTTAATATCATCTAGTTTATGAGTAATTTTAATCCTAAGACCATGAGCATCATATGAATCATAAATATCCTGCTTCTTATTAGGCTTAACACCTGGCCTAGGTTGTCTTGGTTCTTGCTCTTGCTCTGGTTCTTGCTCCTGTTGCTCTTCAGCACCTTCAGGTTCCTGTGCAGCAGATTGTTGAGCATGCATTCCCATGACTTGAGACTGGAATTGAGCATCAGCTGTAACTGCTAATTGTCTGGATATAATTTCATTGAGTTTAGTTTCCATTGAGTACTCAGCTCCACCAAACCGTGATTCCCGTACTTCTAAAGCACTCAATACACCAGATTGAATATACTGTGTATCCATTGATGTTGTCTGTGCTCTGATTTGGACTTTTTCTTGATCAGTTTGAGTAAAAGTACTAGGAAACTTTAATTTCCATGACTTTGGTATTCTACCACGAGTAGGCCCCTCATGACTTGCTAGTATATAGGTAAAGATCTCAGTAAGAGGCGTGCGACAATAGGATTCTTGCCATTGTTCAACAAGAGATGCCCAAACACGTTCTTCAAACCGGCCTTCTTTACCTAAACCACCAGGAGAATTCCCCATCAATATAGATGATGGCCAACCAGTAGCAGCTTGTAGATCTTGAATAAATGGTTCTGTAGCTGAATGCAGATTTGATAATGCCCTAGTCAAGTATTGAACATCTTCTTCTACATCAACAACCATTCCACCATAAATACTACGACTCAGACTATTAGCTTGCAATCGTTTACGTAAATCATTTTCATTACCTGCTGCAACCTTATTAAATAATCCTGGTATTTTATGAATAAATAAATCAGCATCACCAGTCATTGCCTCAAGGCCTGACATCGCTGTCTCATATCGCTTAAATGCTCCCCAAATAAGTTGAAGTACACTTTGACCCCAACCGGTATTATGAGAACGCTGATTCCAAGGTAAATACAAACCATCAAACCGAGCTACCCTTGAACGATGAATTAGTATATCAACATATCTACTCTTCTGCTCAGGTGTTATCTTTTGACTTGTTGTAATCCTATAATGCTCTGGTCTTGCATAATCAGTAATTGTAAAATCTTCTGGAATTAACTCATATCTCGACAATGGGAAATAACCATCAATTGCTCGAATGCGTCTAACATCAACCGGCTCTTGATAAGGCAATCCATCATCAATTAAAAGAACCAGGCCTGCCCCGCCATATAACCGTTGAAGTTTTACTACTTCAGATAAAGAATGTAGAAATTGAGTATTCTGTAAGTACTCATCAAACTCAGTAATAACCTGCTGATCATCCTCAACATATTCTCCACCTAATGTAATTGTTGGACTATGACGTAAAATCTCATTAGGTATTGCATCAACAAATCGACGAGGAATACCATGCAAATAAAGGTTCTCTAATTCAACTTCACTCAATAATCGACCATGACTAACCTTTGTCCCAATTGTTTTATCTCTCCCAGCAACACCCATTCCTGAAAGTGCATTCATCAATGCACCATCATTACGAATATCAATTGCCTCCTTGCTGTCCACTACTGAATGATCCAAGGGTTTTAGTTTAGCATAGTGCGCATACTCCTGCAAGATCTGTAGAAACTAAACAGATTCTAAACATTCTAGATATTTTCAAAGAAAGCCTGGACATTTGGAGTATCTGGTATAAGAGAACATGTAAATGATAGTGCCATAACAACATCATCATGAGAACCAGTAGCGGCTTCACGTTTACCAGACTCTCTTTGTTGAAATGCTATCAGTTCATCTTCTATAATCCCTTTAGGATAGACTAACTGATCATGCTCTAAGAAGTAAAGAATTCTATCAGTTGCTATGATCTTGCTAGGTTGTGATGTATTAAAAGTTTCAATTACATATTTAGGAACAATGTTCTGTAGAGCTTCAGCAATAACTGATCCCATAGCCTGTTTCTCTACAATCACTCGACGAGGCATATAATCATCAATTAATTCTTTTATACGCTTTAAACTATATTCAGTACTCCTACCATTTTCTCGATACATTCCCACAACCTGGTATGGCACTTTAGTAATATCCATCATTAAACCAACAAAGTAATCATTACCACCAGCATTAGGATCAATACCTAAAACATAATCTTTACCAACCACACCACATTCTTGCCAAGAACCTCTAGCAGCACGCCTTACTAAATCAGTAGGATAAATCTGTGTATCTGTAGCTCCAAACTTTAATTCATATTCAGAATCCCAAGCAGCTTGGGTCATTCTACGTGATTCTCTTGTCTTCTTAGCCCATTCTGGATCAGCACTATAAATTGGATGTTGTGAATAATGTAAACTGACTTTGTTCCAGTCGTCTTCTGTATTATTCCACAATTGACCAAACCAATCCTGCTCAGTATTGGGTGTGCTAACAACAATGACTTTAGCTTTCATGCCGACCATAGACAATGTTGGCATCGCCCCTCTGTAGATTTCAGCAGCCCCTTCCAAGAATGCAGCCTCATCAAGAAAGAGCACTGAACAGCTGGGTATACCTCTGGCTGCTCGAGGGCTAGCAGGCAGGAAGTAGAGTGTGCCTCGTCCATCAAAGGCAAGTTGTGTTGTAGAATCCGTAAGATACGCTAAGGTCTCGGTCTGAAGGCTGTTGGCCATAGCCCTAACCCGACGACCCAATTCCGATGCATCTGCCTGTGTTTTAGAAAACACAACAGCAGAGAATCCTCGTTCAGTCAATGCACGACAGAGCAAATAAGAACAGACAGTTTCTGACACCCCAGTCTGTCTTGACTTATTAACAATCGTATTAGGATATTGGTTAATACTTTCTACCAACTCAATTTGGTAGTTATACGGGTGAAAGGGGGCAACCTTTCCTGATGTTCTAATCCATGTTAATTCAGCAAATTCTTTCCAAGAATCAACAGTTGGAAGATTACTAACTGGATCATCAGGAGACGTTATAGGAGCATCCAAAAACATTGGACCATTATGCGAATCATAGAGCAAATGATCCAGTGGGTTTATAACTGCCTTTTTATGATTCATTAATCAACATTTTTAGAGGGTCTTATTTTTGAATAAAACCCTCTGTTTGAACTTGAGCTCAAGGCCAAACCCCTTACCCTACAAAAGAGTTTGACAGTCACTTATTCAGATCAGTAAGGTTCTCTAAATAAGCTTACCCTGAGAATAACACGTATCCTTAGCTTAGGAGTCTGATCGTAACAATACTTCTATACCCTGAGCTCAGGTACTAACAGATCTGATAGCGCCTTATTTGTTTTGCTCCCTGAATAAAATCATCTAGTTTTTCCCATTGTCGTTTCTCTAGCTCCTCGTAATGGCTCTCAGACGGGCCTGTAGGGGTAAGTGCTGGGTCTACCACGTGCTTGAGGCTAGAGGGGGCTTGGAGCGGCTTCTAGAGGGGGAAGAAAACAGGCGGGACATGGCCCGCCTGCACACACTCTTCACTCTCAGATGACAGCAGCTCTCACTGCCAAGTCATATCTTACACCAATTTCACGAGTTTGGCTAGGAGGTTGGCAGCAGCAATGGCAGCCCCATGATTCCGGTCCTCAATAGCAGCAGCATGAGTGGCTTGGACCTGCTCGATCAGCTGAGCCTTGAACTGCTGCTGGGTAGTCGTCATACAGGAATCGACCAGGCTCTGGGTCG